CTGCTTGGATTATGATTAAGAGAACAGATAGTACAACAGACTGGACAATATATGACAATATAAGAAGTCCTTTTAATCTTGTTGACGATTTTTTACGCCCAAATTTAGCTAATGATGAAGCAACAAGTTCAACAAACTCATTTGATTTTCTTTCTAATGGATTTAAAGCTAGAGGTACTGGTGGAACTGTAAATAGTGGAAATTTAATATATATGGCATTTGCTGATGGACAGCCTTTTAAATATGCTAATGCAAGATAGGAGAAAATAATGGCGTGGTTACACAATGGAATAACACTAAAAGTTGGCAAGAGTTGGTCAGATGGGAATTATAAACACCCATATAATTGGGCATCAGCTTGGTCAGCAGAAGATAAAGAGCATTGGGGTGTAACGTGGCAAGATGACCCTGATACTAGTTATGATAATAGATTTTATTGGGCAAGAGATGTTGCAAGAAGTCTAACAGATATAAACGTAGTTGATGAAGATGGTGATGCAGTTATTGACCCTACAACTGGTGAACAAATGGTTCAGTTAGGTCTTAAATCTATATGGGTTGCACAAACTAAAACAACTGCTAATGGTTTACTAGCTTCTACAGATTGGTATGTGACAAGAAAGTCTGAAAGTAATGTAGCAATACCATCTACAATAAGCACATATAGAACTGCCGTTAGAACTGCTAGTGGTACAATAGAAACTGCAATAAATGGTTGTGCAGACTTAGATGCTTTTAAGGCATTGTTTGTTGTACCAGTTGATAGTGATGACAATCCTACTGGTAATGCACCTATCTATGATTTTCCAGACGAGGTTTAAATGAAGCTATCTGAAAATTTTAGCTTAGCAGAATTATGCAAAAGTAGTACAGCAACCAGATTAAAAATTGATAATACTGCTTATGATGAAGATATTATAGAAAACCTAAAATATGTGGCTACAAATATACTTCAACCAATAAGAGAAAAATTTGGTGTTCCATTTACGCCTAATAGTGGTTACAGAAGTCCAACATTAAATAAAGCTATAGGCTCATCTAATAAATCACAGCATTGTAATGGTGAAGCAGTTGATATAGAGGTTCCAACAGTTGATAATTTAGTATTGGCACATTGGATTGCAATAAACTTAGAGTTTGATCAATTAATTTTGGAATATTACCATAAAAGTGAGCCTACATCTGGTTGGGTTCATGTTTCTTGTATTAATCAAGGAAACAGAAAAGAAGTATTAACATTTGATGGTAAAATGTATCAGAAAGGTTTTCCAAATTGACAGCATTTATGCTGATTTGCTTTTTAGGTGCTAAAACAGAGGGATATATATACTTTAGAAATATAAATGATTGTTTAAGCTATAAAGTGAAATTACATAATCAAGTTATAGAGAAAAATGATGAAGAACAAATTTATCAATGTATGTGTAAGTTAATACCACAAGTAGAATCAGATATAAGGGTGTATTAATGACAGATGAAAAAAAGAAATTAATTAACTTAGATTTAAGCAATAACTCATTTGAATTATCTTTAAGAATACTTGGGAATGAATTTGTAGCTATAAAAATAGGCTCTACAAACTTTAGTGGTAAATTAATCGCAGGTGGTATTCTATTATTATTTTTTACTTTAGTTCTTCTTGAGGGCTTTGGACTCAATGAGATTTTAATACAATGAATGTAGAAACTTTTTTAAAATGGAAGATATTACCAAGATTTATGATGCTTGCAAGTACAATAATGTCATGGAGATGTGCAGAATGGTTTATGGATTTAGATGCACCAACAGCTAGTCAATCAGCATTTGTATCTGTGGTTATGGGTGTAATGACTGGTGTTTTTGGTATATGGATGGGTCACGAACATAAGGGAGATAGTAATGTTAACAGCGTTAATCGGACCAGTAAGTAATCTTCTAGGAAAGTTTATAGAAGATAAAGATATGAAGAACAAGTTGGCACATGAAGTGGCAACTATGGCTGAAACCCATGCACAAGAATTAGCTAAAGGTCAGATAGAAATTAACAAAGCAGAAGCACAGCACAAATCAATATTTGTAGCAGGGTGGCGACCCTTTATTGGTTGGACTTGTGGAGTTGCTCTTTGTTGGCATTTTGTACTTCAGCCAATCGTAATGTTTTTATCTGCATATATAGGGTTTCAAATACCAGAATTGCCAGAATTTGATATGGGTTCACTCATGACTATTTTAGGTGGATTATTAGGATTAGGTGGTCTTAGAACATATGAAAAGCAAAAAGGATTAACAAAGTAATGTTATGGCATTGGTTAACTTTATCAAAATTTTTTAATAAAATAGGTAATTACTTTTATTATCGTCATGTAAATCTATTAAGAATAAAACAAGGAAGAAAAAAATGAGTAAAGTTTATATGTGGTTATATGAATTTTTTAAAAGTATATCAGATTATTTTTGGAAAAAAGCTATCTACAAAAAGGGAAAATAATGGGAAAAAGACACTCAAGTAGACAAGGTTTGACACAAACACAGTTACAAAGGTTTATGAGTTTAGTTGCAATTCATAACAATATATCCCCTTTACTACAGAAATATGTTATAAATGATTTGATAAATGGAAAGTTTATTGAGTTTGTTGAAGATAAATTTATAATTACAAAAAGTGGAATACAAGAAATAGATAGGTTACTTTTCTTGTCAAAAACAGGAAATTTTGTACCTACGGAGAAAGAACATGGCGGAATCAGCACATCAGTTGGCAGTTAAAGCACTTGGTAAGATAGCAGACCATGAAAAAGAATGTGCTGAACAATGGGGTGCTACAAGAGTTGAAATAAGACAAATGAAAGATATGTTAGAAAAACACGATAAAAAATGGGATAGATTGACTTGGACAATAGTATCTTCTGTCATAGGAACATCAAGTGTATCTTTTGGAATAGCAACAATTCTGCCTATTATGATAAGATAATGGAGAATTATTATAGACCCTGTAACAATATCAGTAGCCGTAGGTGTAGCAAGTCAAGCCTTTAATGCTCTTAAAAAAGGATTTGCAGTAGGTCGTGATATTGAACAAATGTCTGGTGATATAAGTCGTTGGATGGGTGCAGTATCAGATGTGGATAATGCAGAAAAACAAGCCAAAAACCCACCTTTATTTAAAAAATTATTCAATGGCGATACAATACAACAAACAGCTATTCAAGCATTTACAGCCAAAAAGAAACTAGAAGAACAAAGATATGAATTAAAAATGTTTCTTAATATGACTTATGGACCACAAACTTATAATGAGTTATTGGCAATGGAAGGTAAAATAAGAAAAGAACGACAAGAAATGGTTTATAAACAACAGCAAGTAAGAGAACAAATCATAAATGTTATAGCAGTTGTTTTTTTATCAATAACTGTAATAGGGTTCTTATTCTTAGTGGCATATCTTATTCGTCAAAAGTATTATGCTTAAATATGTTGTTCCTTTAGTTTTATTTTGGTCTTTCTCAAGTAAATCTGTTTCTGATGGTTATATCTATAAACCAAAAGAATACACTAAACAGCAAAAGATATGGCAAGGCAAAATTAAACAAAAAAAATATACAACTTGTAGATTAAAGAAAAGAGTCAAATCCATAGCAACTGGAAAACAAGCCTGTATTTATCAAGGTGGAAATAAAACATTTGAAATGCTCGTTGAATCTTGGTGTCCTAAACAATATAAATGTGAATATAATCCTAATAGTGAAGAACCAAACATTGATAAGGTCATGGAAAGCCTTAGAAGTATGTCAAAATGATTTATGAAGATGAAGATTTAATTTTAAAGTTAGGTAAAAAAGGATTAGTTTATCATAAAAACCAATTATTATTTATGGGCGATATAAAAAAAGCTATGAAATTATTTGTATCACATAGTAATAATCAAAAAATAAATAAAATATTGATTGATAGATTATCTAAAACAGCTTCCACTTATCCAAGCGACTAAAGACCATCTTTCCCCTTTGTTTATTGGATTTACTTTATGTGGCAAAAAACTAGAAAATACTATTGATTCTCCTTTACCTAAAGGTATCTGTTGTTCACCATCTCCAAATACCATAAACTCACCACCAGAATATTCATCATTTAAAGCAATACTAATACCAAGTTTTCTAGTAGAAGCATCACCATTTCCCATATCAGTATGCCATCCATATCCTATTGATGGTGCTTTATATTTCAATAATTGTGGTCTTTCAAACAAACCAGATAAATTATAATTAAAAGTTTTGTTAGCATCTATTACCATATTTAAGATTAATTGGTCTATCCAATCCATTTCTTCGTGTATTCTATAAGCAATAACATTTCTAATATCTAAAACTTTTCCAGTTTTATCAGAACCTTTACTTTGTACTGCTCCTTGAATTGGTTCTATTTCTTTAGATAAATGGATTATATCTCTGCATAATTTACTATTTAATTTATCAGACGCAATTACACCATGTTCAGTTTCATTAATATTTGGGGGTACTGCTATTGTCATTTTAACTCCTATGCAAATGGTGGCAAGACCTATCTCTATCTTCAGCCTTGCCTGATTAGGGTTGCACAGGAGTGTGTCTTGGAGGAACTAGCAAGCTAGTAAAGACACTTTCCTAAGAGCCTAATTCTTAATTCTTGCTGACTTTATCATATCAGCACATCTATTTCTAGAAAATTTGTGTTTTGTATTTATGTATGTATAAAGTTTTTTCATATCTGTTTTTGCTCTGATACATAAATTAAATCCATAATGAAATCTTTGTATATCTTTTTTTCCATAAGCATCTGCAATACATTGAAACACAGTAGTATGACCATTTATTAAACTCATCATTAATTTATCCTTTATATTTCTATTTCATATTGCTTAATTAATTTATTTAAATACCATCGTGCTTTCTTTAAATCTTCAACACCATTTTTATGTTTAAATCTCCAAAGGTATTTTGTTATATTTCCTTGAAGATATGCAGGGAAATCATTTCCCAACATAGCCTCTATTGCATCAATACATTCTATTTCAGAAGAATTATAGTGTATTGGACTGTTAATTTTATCCTCTATTATCATTCTTTTTCCTTTATAAAATAACCATTAACAGTTCTTACAGCTTTTTTAACTTCTCTGTTTTCCCAATAAGAATATCTGGTATCACCAATATCATTTACTACACCTTTTTTCATACACATTATATGTCTAGGAATACAAACTATAATATTATCCAAATGAGTAAGTTCATCTAATTTTGTTCTTTCTTTAGAACCAAACTTTACCAAAGAAATATATTTCCATCCATTATCTAATAAGTATTTGTGATAAATTTCTTTATAAATACCATTTCTAGGAGATAAACCATTTGTTCTACTTTTCATTTGCCTTGCTACTTTAGTTTTTTTAGTTTCACTATATAACTTGTTGCGAATAAAAAATTGATCGTAAATGGTCATATAATCTTCTCCTGTGGCTATGGCGATTGCTCTTGTAACACAATCACCAGTTTCACCTTTAAAGTATTTTGATCTACCACCATCATTAAATTTAAATTCTAATTCCATTATTTATTCTCCTCCTTTTTTTCTTCTTCATGTCTTCTTAATGCTTCTTCTTCAGCCAAATTTTGCATACCATAAAATTTATCTTGCATAGGCTTTAGTATATAAGGTGCAGATTCAACCAAATTATGTCTATCAACTATGAAACTATTTTGTAATCTTGCCATTTTATTCTCCAATCTCATTAAATTCGTTACTATTAACAAAGTCATTCATATCTTGGTAATAATCATCTACCCATTCAATCATCTCTTTACGAGTACCATTACCATTTTCATAAACTTCTACACCATTAGGAAACTTTACTCTCCACATTGCATATGGTGAAAAATCATATCTTATGTCTTCAATAATAAAATCTCTGTAATGCCATCTTAATCTTTTAAATGGTAAAACTTCTTTTTCTAATTTAAATTTTGTCATCTTAATCTCCTGTGCATTTCTTATAACTCATTATACTATTTATAAATATAAAAGTAAACCCTTAAATGTAGTTTTATTTAATTATTTTTAACTTTTTTTATAAACACCTGTAATTACCATGTCATTTATAGGAGATGTTCCAAAATTTACTTCTTTTATAATAGATTTATAGCTATTTACACTTTTTTCAATTTCATATTCAGCTATAGCTTTAGGGCAATCTTCAAATATACTACCATCTCCTAATTCAGTATCTTTTGAATTAGGCTTGTTTTTAAGTATATCAGCAAATACTTTTCTAGCTTGTACGCTATTTGTTGATCTTGGTGGTCTGCAATCATAACAATTTTTTGGACTAGTTCTTGGGTGTCTAACTTTTTTTAATTCTACTCCACAAGTTTGACATTTATCAAAATCTATCATTGTTATTCCTATTTATAAAATATATGGTTCTTAATCTTCATTATTTTGGTTTTCTTTTTTGCCCAATATGGATTTACATAATCTGCATGATAATGTGTAGCACCATCTGTAATATCAAAATCTAAAATATTCTTATAGTAAATCTGATGTGCTAATCCTTTAGTAAGTTCCCATATTTCTTTTTCTTTTGGCTCATCAGACTTACCATCACACCACCAACTAAATTGGCACTTATGTTTTAGAGGAACATCTTTACCATATTTCTTTTTAAACCATTTGCTTTTAAGACCTTGCTTAACTACACCACAAATAGTATTAGGAAACTTATTGCTTTTAACTCTATTTAAGGTCACATAACCAACTGCTAATTTTCCCATAAAAGGCTGATTTCTTGCTTCATGGTATATATTAAGTGCAAGACAGTTTACCTCATCTGCATGAGCCTTAAAACACGATACAAGCATAATTAAAATAATAATAAGATACTTCATATTAACTCCCATTAAAATAAAAGACCTTGTACTTTTGGATTGTAATCAACTTTATAATTTTTATTATCTCCTTTTGGATAAGATTTAATTTCATAATTTAATTTATTTATCATATTACGTTTTTTCTTTTTATCTGCTAAAAAATAAATATATCTATGTTTTCTAGTTCTCTGAATAATTTCAAATTTATCTGGATTAGCTTTTCTTTCTTCTAGTGAATAATCAATAGTAATATTTTTTTGATGAAGATTGCTTCCTTTTAATCTCCATTCAGAATGTTTGTCCGTTAATCCTGTATAAATAAAATTTGTAGCTTGATATATATATCCATGATGGTTCATTGCAGTATCAGCAAAAGAAACAATTATTAATGGTTTTGGTAATAACTTTAATGAATTTCCAACTAAAAAAGACGCTTCATTCTTCCTGTTATGTAAAAGGCACAATCTGTTTAACTCTAAAACATTGTCTTTATATTCTTTTCCACATATGCCCTCACATAATGTACGAGATACAGGCATACCATAAGTAATTATACCAATTAAAACATTATCCTCAAATAAGCCAAACGAATATGTTATTGATGGTAATCTTTTGGCATAATGTATATTCATCAACCATTCTTCAGTTTCATGATATTTAATTTGAACAACTTTCATATTTAACACCAGATAAAAAGTTATAGCAATTAAGCTATAACTCCCATATTTTTTGAAATATATTTTTGTATACTTTTTAATGTTTTATAATATTCCACTTCTCCAAAACCACTATCGTCTACTATTTGTAGTTTCCAAAGTTTAGACCAACTTTCTTTAGAAATAAAAACATTTTCTTCTAAAGTTTCTAAGGTATATTTCTTTTCTTCTAATTTTATTAATTTTAACATTTTTTTCTCCTGTGCATTTAATAAAGTCACTTTATATTTATAATTATAAAAAGTAAACCCTAAAAAGTAGTTTATTAAAAAAGGGGAAATAAATCCCCTTATATTTAAGCATATTCTAATTCTGACCAATATTTAGAATTAAGCATTTTTCTAACTTCATTTTGTCTTTGATATTGAACTATATGTTGCTTGCCCTTTTCTCTAATAGTTATATCGCTTAGATGTGTAGACCAAGCAGTTGATGCTTGATAAGCACACCATAAAGAACCCTTTGCATCTCTCCTGCCATAATCTCCAGAACCATGAAGTTGTTTTACTTCTTCGTTATATAATCCCATAAGAATATATAACTGCTTTTTATTTGTTTCAGATTTAGCTACCATTTTAGCACCCTCTGATAATGGCATTTTAGCAATAGTTTTTGTAAACATATCTGCTACATTATCATCTTCTACTTTAGTATCCCACCATCTTTTGAAAGCACCTGTAGCATTTGTTACTGCATTAACTGCATTTTTTATCTTCATATTAGATGCTTCAATATCAAAAGATTTTGTATGACGATTTGCTGTATAAGCTAACTTTTGACCTGTTACTAAGGTATTAAAGCAAACATGGTTCATCCAACCAAAGAAACCTTGAAATTTCCATCTTCCATTATAGCTGTTTCTTGCTACATATTTTAAAGATAAATCATGGCTTCCTATTTTGGTATGATGTGCAGGTAAAAGCAATTCCATTTTAGCCATAGCACCCATCTCATAAGAATGTACTTTTAATTGTGCATTGGTAAAATCTAAACCACCACTTTCCATAGATTTAATAGCACCATTAAATGCTTCCATATGATGTATTGGTTGGTATCGGCTTCCTACTATTCCAAGAGGTGTAGCAGGTG